AAAAATCAACCTCACGATACTGAATTTAATTATCATGATAATTCAGAGTGGAACTATGCTTTTTTTGATACAATGATTGAACCTAAAACAAAAAGATACTTATCAGAGGACTATGCTTTTTGTAGATTATGGCAGAAAATTGGGGGTAGGGTTTATGCTGATGTTGTAAGTGGTTTAAATCATCATGGCACCTATGTTTTCCGAGGAAATGTAGGAACTCAATTCTTGCCACAAAACAAGAAATAATTTAGTATGCGCTTACATGAAGTTAACTGATTTAAAATTTTTACCTGGAATAGATAAACAAGATTCTTCTTACGCAGCAGGTGACCAAAGACGTTATACAGATTCAGAATTTGTACGATTTCATTACGGAAAACCAGAAAGGTGGAAAGGATGGGAGTATCTTCCTAATCCTAATGAAACTATTATTGGTGTAGCAAGGGATACACATTCATGGATAAGTTTAGATGGCACCAGATATTTAGCATTAGGAACGGATAGAAAACTTTATATCTATTCTGAAGGTTCTGTATCGGATATAACGCCTATCCGTGAAACGGCTTCTCTAACTAATCCTTTTGAGACAACTTCAGGATCACCAACGGTAACGGTAACAGATGCAACTCACGGAGCCATAGCAGGGGATTTTGTTACCTTTGATAATGGTAGTGCTACTAATACCGTCGATGGTTTAGAATTTAATAATGAATTTGAGATAACAACAGTCGTCGATGCTAATAGTTATACAATTACTTTTCCCTCAAATGCGACGGGAACAACCGCTGCAGGGGGTGGTTCGGTTACAGCAAGTTATCAAATTAATGTAGGACCTGCTACATCTACTTATGGATATGGGTGGGGCGTTGCAACATGGGGATTAAGTACATGGGGAACACCCCGTGCTACTTCTAGTGTAACTCTTCAAGGAAGAAACTGGGCTTTAGATAATTTTGGCGAAGATTTAGTAGCCACTGTTTTAGATGGTGGAACATATAAATGGGACACATCTTCAGGAATGAGTGTAAGGTCCGTGAGCCTCGGTGCAACAGCACCTGTTGCTTCTCGGTTTAACCTAGTCTCGGCTGACACACGCCATTTATTTTTATGGGGAACGTGTACAACTGTGACAGATGATACTACTCAAGATGATTTATTTTTTAGATGGGCGGATCGAGAAAGTTTAACAACATGGGCACCTACCGCTACTAATGAAGCAGGCTCACTTCGTATTGCTGATGGGTCTAGAATTGTTGGAGCGGTAAGATCGACAGGACAAATCCTAGTGTGGACAGATACTTCATTGCACGGTATTCAATTTGTGGGAACCCCTTTTACTTTTGGTCAACGACAGTTAGGGGCTAACTGCGGATTGATAGCACAACATGCAGCGATTGATGTAAATGGTAGAGCATACTGGATGGGTGATGATGCGTTTTACATGTATGATGGTGTAGTTAAAAAGATGCCGTGTTCTGTAGAAGATTATGTTTATGATGATATTAGTTTTACGAATAAGAATGATATAGCATGTGGGGTTAATCCTGAGTTTAATGAAATTATGTGGTATTATCCTAGTTCTAGTGCAACCCAATTAGATAGATTGGTTGTTCACAATTATTTAGAAAATACATGGTACACTACTACTTTAGGGAGAACAACGTATCTTGCAAACTATACTTATGAAAACACTATTGCTACCGAATACAATACTAGTTTAACAGCAAATGCCACTACCAGTACAGGTGTATCAGATACCCCTATTGGTGTGACAGCAGGCGCTTCGTATGTTTATAAACACGAGGTAGGAAATAATAAAGCAGATGGCACAGCGATTTCAGCTTCTTTAACATCAGGATCGATAGAAATTGCAGACGGCGACCAATTTATGTCAGTAAGTAAATTTGTCCCTGATTTTACTAATCTTTCAAAAGAATTAAAAGTTACAATGACCTTAGAGGACTACCCTCAATCTACCTCCTCTCAGACTACATTAGGTAATGTAAGTAGTACAACACAGAAAATTAATGTAAGAGGTAGAGGAAGATCAGTAAAATTAAATTTTGCTACGGATGTAGTAGATGAAACAAATTGGAGACTAGGCTCTATGAAATTACAACTTAGACCAGACGGAAGAAGATAATGGCTAAAATAACAATTACACGATTACCAAACGCCACTCCTGAATATAGTGCAAGTCAATTAGACCAAATTATTCGTTTATTAGAACAGTTAATCCTAGCTCTTAATACTTCTTATGCGCAAGATATAGAAGATAAGTCAGCAGGAAGGAGTTGGTTCCTTGGCTGATACTTTTAAAAATGCAGGATTAGATGTTGTTAATACAAATTTAACAGCCGTTTATACTGTACCGACAGGGGATGTGGGCGCTGTAGGAACAGCTCCTACTTTTCCAACAACGGCTCTTGTTAAATCACTCATAGTGGCAAGTGATTCTGCTAATACCACTTTAGTGGATATAAAATGGACAGATACCAGTGCATCGTCTACTTTTGTTTTATTTAATCAAAAAAGTATTTCAGCAAATACTACCGTAGAACTATTAGACCAGCCCTTAGTGTTGGAAGAAAGTGATATATTATATGTACAAGCAAATGCTGCTAATCAAGTACATGTAACAGCAAGTGTTTTAGAAGTAACCAAAGGAGATTTATAATCGACTTACATTCTTTATTTATTACCCCCGTCTTTTCTATAAATTTAGGAGGATATGAAGATCTCATAAAAGAGATTAAATCTTTACAACAAAAAGAACCTCAAACTATTAAGGGAAAAAGCACAAAAGGAGGATGGCATAGTCATGATTATCTTCATGAAGATGAAAAATTTAGTACATTAAAATCAGAAATTATTAATGTGTCTCAAGAAGCAATGAATCATTTATCAGTTGAAGATTATATGATGCCATCTATGACAGGCATGTGGGCCGTGGTCAATGGTCCAGGAAGCAGTAATCGTCTTCACAATCACCCTTATAATTATCTCTCAGGCGTGTTTTATTTACAAGTACCCCCGAAGAGTGGTGCTCTTGTTTTTCATGATCCTCGACCCCAATCGGAGGTATTATCACCTCCAAAAAAGAAAGGGGAAACCATACATACCAGTCCACGAGTTTCATGGAATCCTAAACCAAATGATTTAATTTTTTTTCCTTCATGGCTAAATCATGAAGTAGAAGAAAATAATTCAAACGAAGAAAGAATTATATTAAGTTTTAATTTAGAATTAAAAAGGAGAATGAATGCCTAAAATTATAGAAGAAGCTAAACAACTAGGAACAGTTAAATTAGATGATGGTAGAGAAATACCAAAGATGAGTTGTCGGTCTGAAACAACGATTACCAATACAAAAACTGGTTATGAATATTCATCAGAAGAAGAAGTTCAACAAGATATTGATAACACTCAAACAGTAACTAAAGAAGAAGATATACGAAGAGATGTAAAGATTTTTGCACCAAAATTAGCAGATATGATTGCACCTGCTAAAAAAACTTAAGCACTGCACGCTTCGCATTCTGTTTCAGTAGAATTACCATTTAACATTACTTGTTCATCAGAAGTATTATGACAACCACACCCTTTTAAATGTTCTGACATTACTTTCTCTAATTTCTCTTTTTCTCTCTCTACTGCTAATAAACGTTCATGATAGCGACCAACCTTATCGGCAAGGGTAGCTATAGCCTTTAATATTTCTTGATTTTCCATCTTTTTCTCCTGTGATTGTGTATTTTGGTGGGAACCTAATTTAAACATATTTTTCTCTTGGTCAACAGAACTTTTTAAAATTGTTTTATTGACAAAGAATTCATGCTATGAAAGAGGCAGAAAAAAGAATGGAATCAGACACTTTAATATTTGGAAGTATTGTTAAACGGTATCAATTACCTTTAAAGGAAATTGAAGATTTAAATAAAAAATATGAAGATGCTAAGTCTAAACTAAAGAGTTGGGGTCCACGATTAGCGGGTCGTTTAGAAATAGAATTAGAATTTTCTCCTATATTACAATCTACTCAAATATTTAAAAATATTGTAAATTGCATGGATGATTATATGCTTTCTATAGATGATGTCGTAGAAAAAGATTCAAGTATAAATAAAAAATTAAATATTATAAGTTGTTGGATAAATGATATGAAAGAGGGAGAGTATAACCCTCCGCATACACACCATGATTTAACAGGTTGGTCTACAGTAATGTCC